TTTAATAAAATCTGATTTAAATTCAAGTATGACAAGTAGTAATAATATAGCAAGTGTAAATACTTTTGAAGATAAATTATACGTTCATGAAGAGACCGGTACTATTTCACAATGGAAAATGAATACACTAAATGATCCTGCAACAGCTGTAATAGAATATACTCAAAAAATTATAACACTTGATAGTGATATTAATCCTGCAGGTTTAGAAATAGATTGGACTGACAGTATTAATGCCAAGTTTTATATTGGAGGAGATGATATTATTCAGAAATACACGTATAGTTATGATTCTGGTTTAGATGGAATGTCTAAAGATAGCAGTTGGAATTATATTTTAGATTCATCATCGGCTGGGATTCCTATAGCTAATATTACTGGAATGACTTTTGCTGATTCAAATGGAAGACTTAATGTAAGTGGTACAAATAGAATTTTTCAAATTAATTTAGATAATGATTTGTTGCATAATAGTACAGTTGATTCAAATTCTTATGCTGTTGCTTCTCCTGCAGGCGCAGAAGCTCATGGAATATCTTGGGGGCCTGGAGGAGATAAATTTAATATCACTGGCAGAGTTAGTTCTTCAACAACATCTCAAAGTTCGGCCCAAATGTTTGAAACCAAAAATAGTTATAGTGTTAAAAGTATATAAATAGAATTAAGTAATATAGCAACGGAATTTAAATATGTCAACTAAAGGTAGATCATTAGCTAATTTAACGCCGCATGGATCTTGGATTCCAGACGCTGATTCTGCGTATGATTTAGGGTCACCCACAAAGAAATGGAAATCACTTCATTTGAGTGGTAGTACAATATTTTTAGGAGATAGTGGATCTATTTCAGCAGGCGACGGAGGATCAATCTCTTTACCAGCAATTAGTATTGGTACTGGTGCGAATACTATTAAATTAGAAGCATCTGCGTCTGGTAAACTTGAAACTAAATCTACGGTTGGTGGTGTTGAACAGGCATCAAAACCTGCTGTTGAACAAATTGAACAGCTTGATAATGTTGATTTAACTATTGCGCCTGAAGTATTAGAAATTCAAGTTGCTGATCCAACAGCTGGACATGGAACAGCTTGGTTATGGACATGGTTAACAAGTTCTCTTCCTTATGCAAGAACTTCTATTACAAATGAAGTACAAACAAATGTTCCTCTTTATATGCAAGGTACATATCAAATTAATAACTTTGCAAATACTCAATATGGAAGTATGACACAAACTCACGACTTTAAATTAAAATGGATTGATGGAGCCGGTGATCAAAATTTAGTAAGTTGGCCAACAACTACAACAGTAAATCATACACATGCGAGTATTAATGGTGGGGCGTCTACTTCAGTACAAAGATTATCGTTTACAGTACCTTCTAGTATTACACCACCAACTTTAACTGCTCCAACTGTTACATATACTGTAGCTTCTGGTTCTGGTGTATATACATTTAGCGGAACGCAATCCGGCAATAATCCAGAAATAGGACCATTACGCAGAGGCGGTACATACACATTTAATTTAACAGCGACAGGCCATCCATTTTATTTAACCACAGATAACGGAACAAATTATGTTTCTGGATCTTATGTCGGAGAATATACAACAGGTGTTACAGGTTCAAGAAATCAAACTGGTTCATTAGTATTTACTGTGCCTGCTAATGCGCCTGATACTTTATATTATCAGTGTGGACTTCACTCTGCAATGAGAGGCACTATTGTTATAAAAGACTTAGCAGTAGAAACTAATGAAAATGGAAACTATGTAATTTATGGTCAACATAATCAAGAAGGTCACAAAAACGCAATTGAATTAAGACCTATTCCATCACTTGTGAATCAGATGTGTATTGTATACGACGCAACAAATAGTAAATTTGTTCCTCAAGATATGGCAACGTATGTAGAAAATACACCTTCATTTAAAAATAAAATTAAGGAAGTTGCTGGTACTGCAACGTTAGTTGCTCCGGATGGAACTTCGTTAGTTGCATCAGTGAGTATTTTTGCAGATGCTACGTATCTTCCAGCGATTGGTAATGTTAATGGCGACTTAGCTTTTGCAGAAAATACTAGCACGTTATATATTTTTAAAACCGGTACAGGCTGGCAAGTAGCAACAGCGTCTCCTTCAGGGTTTACAAATCTAGTTCAAAATGGAGCTTTGACAGTTACAACTGGAACTAAAAGATGGTACGCTCCAAAAGCAGTGACTATAAGTAAAATTGTAGCAAGAGTAAATACAGCTCCGGTAGGAGCAGCTATAAATATAACAGTAAAGAAGAATGGCTCATCAGGTGCAACTTTAGTAATTGCAGATGGTGGAACAAAAATTATAAATAGTTCACCAAGTATAACATTAGCAGAAGATGATTATTTAACAGTAGATATAACTCAAGTCGGAAGCGGCACCGCTGGATCTGATCTTACTGTTACGTTTACATATATATAAATAGAATAAAGTAGAGTCAATATGCAATTTACAAAAACACATGAATATGTGACAAATCAATTGCAATAACTCATATAATTAGGAGAAAATACGTCATGCCTACAGCATTTTCGGTTAGAAGTCGCGATCTAGAACAAGATACAGAACAATATATTATAACAAACTATACTTGTGAATTAGATGGCAATACAATCAAAGTAAGAGACTCAGACAGTAATATTCTTTGGCTTCAGCCTCATGATTTTAATCTAGACGGAAGTATTCGTGAATGGAGTGCAGAAAACGAAGGCGTATCAGCATTTCAAGAAAATAACAGTCATACACCCGAATAGGAGAAATAAATGGCAAAGATTTTAGATTATCGAGGACAATACCAAGTTCCGATTTTAATAGAAGATCCTAGAGCAACCAACGACGGATTCTATTTATACGGTGAAAAATATGATAAGAATACACTTGCACCAGAATTAAATAAAAAAATTAACTTTGGCCGTGCTGGCGAAGATTATCGTGTAGCCTATGCTCATGACAATCAACTTGTAGCTAGTGACAACCAAGCAGTGAAATTTGGAGCGCGATTACAGTTACGAAAAATGACAACTTCTACTTCGTGTTATCCACAAACATCAACTGGAAATTCGGTTACAAATGTACAGGATTTTAATCCTTGGAACACTCAAGATACTACATACGAAAAAGGAAGAATTGTTGAAGTTACTAATGGAACAGACAAAACCATTGATATGAATTGGCGTAATTCTACAAGCGATGACGGCGCAGGTCAATACTGGAGTTCTATAAGTGATACTAGCTATCTACATGAACAAGGATCAGTTTCCGATCATCTAAGAGCAGGATTTAATGATGTTTGGTGGCATGGAGAAACCGAAACTAATACTGGCACAAGCGGTGTTGGCAATTACAGTACATCATCGTCTCAATATCCAAATTCGCATTGGATGACAATGGGATACGGCCAATGGCCTGGAAATGCCAGTTCAAGGACTAATAGTACTACAAATGTTGGAACTCATTGGCATGCTCAACATCTTGGAAAATCATCTGTAAGTGGTAAACATTTATATTCTACAACCAAGAAATACGATGCTGCTGCATCAACTATAAACAAAGTTGAGGAAGTTAGTTGGAATAGTAGCACCTGTACTGTTACTACAAAAGCAAACTTTACTGCAGCGCCTGGCGCAACTGGGTCGTCAGCCGGCGGTGTCAACTTGAATAGTAAATGGTATAATCGTGCAAGTTCACGAACATTTACTGATCCTAGAGATGCTGACAAAAAATTATTTTATTCTCCATATTTTGACACTGCTTATAATTTCCATCCATTTATTATAGGATGGGATACCACCGACGATACATTTACAAGAGAAACTGATATTACTGTAACTGGTGGTCATAGCTCAACTCATTTTGACGGAGGCAATGTTTATAGTCACACTCATAGTTATGGCGGTACCACAATCTATAACGAAACTTTTGTTTCTGGTGGTACAAGATATATCACATTTATGTACCTTGAAAGAGGAACTAGGCTAGATTCTACATCAAATTTAAGAACTTGGTGCACATACTCTATTGGAAGTTCTGATCCTAAGGCTCTTACGCATCATAGCACTGTAACTATTCCTAAAACTGCAAATAACATAGTATGGTTAAATGATTCGAGAACTTTGTTGGGAGTTATGTGTGTAGGAGCTACATATATATACGCATTTACTTCTGGAGGTGGCTGGGCATTGGCTACTAGTATTACTGAAAACGTATACGATATGGGCCGAGATTCGTTAGATAGAATATGGTATACTACTCGTTCATCAACTTTTGCGGGTGGTACAAGATGTTACCTTAATTTATTAACTCCAACATTGCCAGTTACTATTACACTAGTTCCAGCAAGTACATCATACACATATGCTGGATCAAATGTTGCAACATCTGTTACTGTGTCAGCACTTAATCCTTCAGGCGTGAGAATTGCTACAAGTGTTAAACTGGTTATTGAAGGAAGTTCAATGACATTTGCAGATGCGTCAACGGTTAAAACTGTAACTACGCTAACCACTGGCGATTTGACTGTGGATACCATAGTTACTGGTGCTGGATATAATAACATGAGTGCTAGTGTAGAGATATAAATTATGACTAGTATTCCAGTAGATATTTCAGTTACAGAAGTAGCAATGCCTGTTGAGCGGGCTCCAAAAACTGTAAACGACTATCCGTTAGATTTTCGAGCTTCAGATTTACTGGAATTTAAAATTAAAAATGCCAAGACAAATACATTTGTTAAAATTGCATCTATTGAAATTAAAGCAGGACTTCCGGAAGATGTATTAGTTGGCGGAAGTTCAACTTATACTGACTCTGAAGAATGGCGCTTTCGTCGATTTGGAGACAAAACTGCAAGATTTATTCGTTTAGCACAGCTAAGATATGTAATAAAAGGCGATACTCCAGCTAGAGAAAATGCGCCATATGGTAATGAATCGTCAGTTAATTCTATTCCAATGACATTGGATCCAATGATTGCACTCGACGACGGATCTTATTGGAATAGTTATAGTAACGGTGTTGGAAGTAATCGATTTGTAAAAATACCTGTTAGTCCTAGGTATGATCATCTTACTGTTTCAACTGGAAAAGAGTACGGATCAAATGTTACTACTGTATGTAATGCAGTAAGTGAGGAATTTTTAATAATAGGACAGTCTGGTTATTTTAACAGAGACGGAGTTGAAACATTTGAATATGTTAAAGATCGAGGTTCAAGTTTTAGAAAAAGAGTTGACAATGACCCTGGTGTTGTATTAGCTACTGCTACTGGTGGTGCCGCAGCACCTACTGGAGCTGAAGCGCAATCATGGTCTGATGGATGATTTAATAATATGTTGAGATAAAAAACTATATAAATAGTACAAAGACTATTTAAATAGGATGTCAATATGGCTATAGTAACCACACGAACTGAGTTAGAGGAATATTGTTTACGTAAACTAGGTGCTCCTGTAATTGATATTAATGTTGCGGATGAACAAATCGACGATAGAATCGATGAAGCGCTAGAAGTATATCAAGAATATCACTCAGATGCTACAGTCAAAACTTATTTTAAACATTTAGTTACTGCGACTGATGTTACAAATAAGTGGATTCCTGTTGCAAATAATATTATATTTGTGACTCATTTGTTTCCTATTCGAGTTGGTTCGTCAAGTGGTGCAGGAATGTTTGACATTAAGTACCAAATGATGCTTAATGATATGGTTAATTTAAATAATTTTACTGGTGGTTTAGACTATTTTGTACAAATGAAACAGTATTTAGATCTTATTAATATGACTCTAAATGGAACTCCTCAAGTATCATATCAGCGTAGACAAAATAGATTACAGATATTTGGTGACTTTTCAGATAAAGACATTCAGGCAGGTGATTATCTTGTAGCTGAATGTTATGCGCTTGTAGATCCATCTTCAACATCTGGAACTAAATCAATTTACAATGATTTGTGGTTAAAATCATATGCAGCATCTCTTATTAAAAGGCAATGGGGTTCAAACCTTATGAAATTTGAGGGTATGACTCTTCCAGGCGGAGTGATGCTAAATGGTAGACAGATATTTGATGATGCTAATGCCGAAATACAAGCTGCTGAAGAAAAACTAAGACTCGAGTTTGAATTACCAATTGATTTTTATGTAGGATAATTTATGGCAAAGAATCTATTTTTTGCTGATAAACCGGCAAATGAACAAAATTTATACGAAGACATAATCATAGAATCGTTAAAGATCTATGGTCAAGACGTTTATTATATGCCAAGAGAAATTGTTAACGAAGATAAGATATTAGGTGAAGATGTACCTTCTCGTTTCTCAACTGCTTATAAAATTGAAATGTATATTGAAAATCAACAAGGCTTTGATGGAGAAGGAGATCTCTTTACAAAGTTTGGTGTTGAAATTCGAGACGCAGCTAATTTCGTAGTATCACGAAGAAGATGGCGTCATACTGTTGAGCAAAACTCAAATACAATTACTGGTGATAGACCAAGAGAGGGTGACGTATTATATCTTCCTCTTTCTAATTCAATGTTTGAAATTATGCATGTCGAACATGAGCAACCGTTTTATCAGCTAAATAATGTTCCAACATATAATTTACGCTGTGAGCTATTCGTATATAGCGGTGAAGATCTTGATACTGGAATAGAATTGGTCGATGAAATTGAAAATGATGCAGCTAATGTTACTCTTTTCCTTGATTCAGCTAGAGATAAAAATGGTACACTAAAATCAGATACATTAGCTAATGAAGGTGGAGTAGATTTCTGGACCGGTGAAAATATATATCAAATTGATTCTTCTCTTAGAACTATCACCGGAAGACATCCTAGAATTGTTGGTGAAGTTGTTGAATATAGACCAGATACTAGAATACTTACTCTTAATCATATCGGAACTGATAGCGCACTAGATTCAACAGGCACTGGCTTAATTGGATTTACGGTTGGTAAGATAATTGTCAATAATAGACCACATGATCAAAAAGTGTTCCCATTCAACGCATTCTATGGTAGAAACATAGATTCAAATGACTTCTTATATCCAAGAACACGAACTATACTTTCAATAAATGAAGACACTGGTTATCTATCAGATCAAAGTGATATATTTGATGCTAATCAAGAAACAGGCTCATTCGTAGACTTCTTAGATTTCTCTGAAGGTAACCCGTTTGGCGATGCAGAGGACTTATAATGTTTCAGTATTTTTATCACGAACGAATTAGAAAATCAGTAGCTACATTTGGAACACTATTTAATAATATTCATGTTCAAAGGACTGGATCAAATGGTGCAGTGATTAGTCAAACAAAAGTTCCATTATCATATGCTCCTAAGGACAAATACTTAGAAAGAATTAGAGAAAATCCATCGCTTATTGATAATACAAAAGTAGCTTTAAAATTACCAAGGATATCTTTTGAAATAACTTCATTAGCGTATGATCCTGAAAGAAGCTTGCCGAAGTCTAATAATTATAATAAAGCATATGGTGGAAGTAATACTCAAGCAACTAAAATATATGCTCCGGCACCATATACAATATTTTTCCAGTTAAATATTTATGCTAAATTACAAGATGATGCTTTGCAAATTGTTGAGCAAATTTTGCCATATTTTAATCCACATTATAATTTAACTTTAAAGCCATTTGAATTACATCCAGACATTAAAGAAGATGTAGGAATTACTCTTCAATCTGTATCTTTTCAAGATGATTTTGAAGGCTCATTAGAGCAGAGAAGAACTATTATATACACACTAGATTTTGGAATGAAAGTTAATTTTCATGGTCCGTTTAGGTCTAATAATATCATTAATAAAGCAATTACTGATATTTATTTTGATAAAACAAATTATTTGACAGGGGATTCAGATGGATTAGTAGTTAGATCTACTATACAACCTAATCCATTAAATGCTTCACCATTTAGTGATTTCGGATTTACAACAACTGTAGACTATTACGAGGATTCAGCATAATGCTTACATTTAAACAATATACAACAGAATCTTTTGGAGGAGTGCTAAGAACCGCTATGGGCGGCGTAATGAGTCCATATGGTCCTAATCATAATTCAAATAAAAATAAAAATGAGCCTCAAAATAAACCTACTACTGTGTCTTTATCGCCTGAAGCTCAAGCTTTAATGAAAGCAAAGAGTGGGCCATCAGGCCCTGAAAATTCAATGGCGGGACAAATTGGTGGTACTAAAATTAAAAGGTTTGGAAAAAGAAAATGACTGATTGGAAAAAGTCAGACAATTTACCAGAAGATGATTTTGATTATTCTCGTAGAACTTATTACGATTTAATTGAAAAGGGTAACGCTGCGCTTGAAGATATGATTGAAGTAGCTAGAGCACTTGAACATCCTAGAGCTTTTGAAGTAGTGTCTGGTATGATTAAAAATGTTTCTGATGTAAATGATAGGCTTATGGATCTACATAAGAAAAAGAAAGAATTTGAAAAAAAAGATATTCTTCAAGTGTCTGCTCCTGAAGGAACTACAAACAATTTATTTGTTGGTTCAACAGTAGAACTACAAAGAATGTTACAAGATATGAATAACCCTCCAAAACAAGATAATGAAAATGTGATTGATATAACAGATAGACTAGATGATGGAAAAGAGTGAATCATATTTAGGCAATCCTAATGTTAAGCGTGATGGTGTTGTACAAAATTGGGAATCAGATGAAGTTAAAGAGTATGCAAAATGTATGAAAGACCCTTCTTATTTTGCTAGAACATACTGTAAAGTAATTCATCTCGATAAAGGCTTAGTTCCATTTAAATTATATCCTTATCAAGAAAAAATGTTTAATCAATTTAATGAAAATCGTTTTAACGTTGTTTTAGCTTGTAGACAGTCCGGCAAATCTATTTCATCTGTTGCATATCTGCTTTGGTTTGCGCTATTTAATAGTGAAAAAGTAATTGCGGTAATGGCAAACAAAGGTGCTACGGCTAGAGAAATGCTAGGGCGTGTGACGCTTATGCTAGAAAATCTGCCATTCTTTTTGCAGCCTGGATGTAAAGCTCTTAATAAAGGATCTATTGAATTTAGTAATAATTCAAGAATTGTTGCTGCTGCAACATCAGGATCATCTATTCGCGGTATGTCTGTTAATCTTCTTTATCTTGACGAGTTTGCATTTGTTGAAAGAGCGGCAGAGTTTTATACATCAACTTATCCAGTTGTATCGTCTGGTAAAGATACAAAAGTTATTATTACATCGACAGCAAATGGCATTGGTAATGTTTATCATAAGATATGGGAAGGTGCTATTCAAAAGACGAATGAATTTATTCCGTTTCGAGTAGATTGGTGGGACGTTCCAGGCAGAGACGAAGCCTGGAAAAAAGCGACAATAGCAAATACGTCGCCTATACAATTTGATCAAGAATTTGGTAATACATTCTTTGGAACTGGCGATACACTTATTAATGCAAACACTTTACTAGAATTAAGAAGACATGAACCTATAAGAATTACGAATGATAGCGTAAAAGTTTATACTGATCCAGTTAAAGATCATAATTACGTAATGATGGTTGATGTTGCGAAGGGAAGAGGTCAGGACTATTCCACATTTAGTGTAATCGATATTAGCGCGGAGCCATTTAAGCAGGTTGCTGTGTATCGCAATAACCTTATTTCGCCCTTACTCTTCCCTAACATTATTTATAAATATGCAAATTCGTACAATCAAGCAATGGTAGTAATAGAATCAAACGATGCTGGAATGGTAGTATGCAATGGACTTTATCATGATTTAGAATATGAAAATATGTTTGTTGAATCGGTTGTTAAATCTGATGCACTTGGTATTCTTATGACAAAAAAAGTGAAACGGATTGGATGTTCATCGTTTAAAGATTTATTAGAAAATAATAAACTTGAAATAGTTGATGAAGATACTATTATTGAAATTTCTACCTTCACTGCTCGTGGAATGTCATATGAAGCGTCTGACGGTAATCACGATGATATAGTTATGAATTTGGTTATGTTTGGATATTTTGCAGGAACATCGGCATTTGGTGAAATGACTGATATTAGCATACGGGATTTAATGTTTCAGCAAAGAATGTTAGAGATTGAAAATGATGTGCTAGATTGGGGCTTTGTTGATGATGGATTGGATAATACAGCACCTGCATTAGCAGCAAGCCCCTGGCAAATTGAAGAAGCTCCTGATCAAAATTGGATAGTACAAGACTGGGATGGATCAAATCTTTAAAATCTAATGTATATAAATATAACTAATTGATAGACATTTATGAAGTGTCAAACCGTATTATGAAACTTATAATTCAATTAGATTGGAAAAAGGAAACGACATGGCAATATATGCACCATCAGAGTCTCCGGCAGTAGTTACAAGAGAAATTGACTTAACCAACGGCGTACCAAATGTACCTACTTCTACAGGCGCAATTGTTGGCGATTTTCGTTGGGGTCCGTGTAACGAACCGATTCTCGTAAACAATGAAGGAACTTTAGTAGCTACATTTGGGACACCAGATACTACTACTACAGTCGACTTTCACAGCGCCTCATATTATTTGAGGTATTCAAATGATCTATACGTCATCAGAGGTATGGATTCAGATACAGGCAAAAACGCATTTGAAAACGGACCAATCAGTACGTATACTAATGCAACAATTGCATCTACTACAACAGTAGGTGGTTCAGGTGCGGCTTTCAACGTAACTAAACAAGGAGCAACATATACTGTTAGTATAGCAACTCCAGGAGTTGTATATTTAGCGGCTGAAACTTTCACAATCGCTGGAACAACTTTAGGTGGAACCAGCCCAACTAATGACGTAGTAATAACTGTAACTAATGTTAATGCGGGCGTAATTACAGCTATTTCTCATACCGGTGTTGCTGTCGATCCTGCAGCGCGGTTCGCTCCAACAGTTGAAAATCAAGCAGAATTTGAAGCTACGCAAAGTGCTCTAGATTCTGATACTCACACATTTATAGCAAAATATCCAGGATCTCTGGGTAATTCATTAAAAATAGAAATATGTGGTTCAAACCACGCTGATCCAGCTAATCCTTCGTATCATACAGATTTTGATGCATGGGCATTTAAAAATAATTTTGATACAGGACCAGGTACATCGGCGCATACTGCTAATATTGGTGGTAAAAATGACGAAGTGCATGTTGCTATTGTAGATGCACTAGGGGAACTTAGCGGCACAAAGGGTACAGTATTAGAAACTTATCCCTATATTTCACAGGCTAAAGGTTGTCAAAATGCAGATGGAACTAATAATTATATAGTAGATGTAATTAATTCAAGATCACGATATGTAAAATTGATTAATCTGCCGACTGGTATGGGTACTGGTGCTGGTGATGCAGCTACTAGCACATCAGATATGAAACTAGCTGCTCAATTAGATGTAATTTTAGTTGGCGGTGTAAACGGCAATGCATTAGGAACAGACGATTGGTTAAATGCCTATACTACAATTGAAGATACTAATCAATATTTGATAGACTTTTTAATTGCTCCAAGTTTAAATGGTAAAGTAGATCATTCAACTTTAGTAAATAATCTGGTAACCATTGCAGCTCAAACTCGTAAAGATTGTATGGTTTTTGCTTCTCCAAATAGAGAAGCAGTTGTTAATAATAGAGCTAGTGCTAATGCGGATATTCTTCTCGGAGTTGCTAACTTTACACGAAGCTCGTATCTTTGTGTAGATAACAATTTCTTAAAGGTGTATGATAAATACAACGATAATTATATTCATATTCCTGCAGCATCATCTACAGCTGGGCTATGCGCTGCTACTGATAATAATTTTGCTCCTTGGGTATCACCGGCCGGTACGCGAAGAGGTCAATACTTTGGCGTAACTGCATTATCATATAATCCTAATAAATCTCAAAGAGATCAGCTTTATAGAGCTGGAATCAATCCTATTACTAACATGCCAGGTCAAGGTATATTGTTGTTTGGCGACAAAACACATTTGGCAAGACCATCAGCATTTGATAGAATTAATGTTCGTAGACTCTTCTTGGTTATCGAAAGAGCCATTGCAGAAGCTGCTAAAAATATTCTATTCGAATTTAATGACGAATTTACAAGAGCAGAATTTGTAAATATCATTGAACCATTATTAAGAG